CTGTTCCGGTTTCTATTTCTACTTCGAGTACTTGCTCTGCTCTTACTAAGAATTTTCTTTTGTGTCTTAGCCATTGTATTGTATGCAATATAACTTGCCGCGGACAAGTTTAATTTATTGTATACATTTAAATTCAAACTTAAATGAAAGAAGAAAGCCGCAGTAGTGCTATGAATAGCCACTGCATAGAGCAGTACATGGAATAGTAGGTTATGGTGGGTTCTATACACCGTGCTCTCTACTATTCCAGCGATCAATCTACAGAGTGGAAAAAGAAAGAAAATAATTTCTTCTAAGAGTACGTGGAAGAAAACATTAAACAATCCGTCAGTTGCTTCTGTTTCTTCCAAGTAATCAAATTGTTTCTCTTTTGACCAATCTGTAGCTATCAAGTTTCCAAAACCTGGGTGTTGTAATTTATGGGGTATATCACATGAACTTAATTCTTCTTCCATTTCCAACAAATCACTCGGATGTAAATTGTATCGATGCAAGAAGTACTCTAACAATTCATCTTCATCGTAGATTTGTTCAGTAGAAGAATATTCATTATAAGGATTCCTTGTGGTCGTGGCCCCAATGTTATCCAGATAATTTTTGTTCTTGTAAAGTCCCTTAACTACAGGAAAATTTAAATACACATTTCTCACTCCGTTAATGATCCCGGCGAACTGCTCAATTACTTGCCTAGGTTTGTAATTGGTGTTCTTACACCACAGGGTTTTAGCTAAAAACCTGCCTATTTTGGGGACCAAAACTGCCGAAGTGGCAGTCGGAATAAACAATGACGAACAGAACTCTCGCGTGTACTGAGTAGACAAATCCATTTTAATCGTGAACCCTAAGGACTCGAATTTGGAAATGTAACTCTTAATGTCATTGTTACGAAAATTATGGTTCAAATAAGTAACGCCATCATCACCTTTACACATCATTGCGACCAAGCTATCCTTGAAAACATTCCAGCAAACAATAATTGTCAGAATCGTGTTCCCAAGTAAAGTCTCACTACGCCCAGACAACCTGATTGCCTTGATGCG